CTCACATCGATGTCGTCTCAACTAGGTTCGTTGAGTTTTATCAATGAAGGTTCTACAAGACGGAAAGAGATATTGGCAAAATTTCTAGACTTAGAATTCTTTGATCAGAAGTTCAAGCTAGCTAAAACTGATGCTTCCGACCTCAAAGGTGCTATTAGGAGACTTGAGGGGAGAGACTTCGATACGGAAATATCAGAAGCCAAGAAAAAGTTATTTGTAAATGAGGCTGAAGCCATCAAACAAAAGAAGGAATGCGCTCGCCTGAGAGAAGAGTTGAAGACCGAGGTATCTAATATTTCCCTGCTCCAGGCTAGGGTTGATGCTGTTCCCGCAGAACCAATAGACATTGGTGCTGTAACAGCACTACTCACAAAAGAACAAGAGAATATAACTTTACTAGAGAAACGTAACTATTCCTTACAGGTTGATATAAATGAGGCAGAAGGGTTCCTAGAGAAAGTTAGCTCCTTTGTGAAAGGGTTTGATTTGAAAACCCTTCAAGAGAAACAGCTAATCCACAAGACACAAAAAGAAGAATTAGAGTCACTATCGAGAAAACTCAAGGAAAAGAAGAAAACATTCAAAATCCACAGCCGTCAGGGTGAGATATTAGAAGGCATTCCATGCCAAGATAAATTTTTGACTTCTTGTAAGTTTATAAAAGATGCATATAACGCATCAAGGAAAATGGAGGAACTTCAAGACAGAATTGATGAACTTGAAGGGAACTACAAAAAAGCAGAACAAGAAATTTTCAACCTGGATATGAAAACAGTAAAGCATCACCTTGAACAGTACCAACAGATACTAGACAAAAAGAACAAAACTAAGTCAGAAATTATAAACAATCAACTGATCATACAGAAGAACATCAATAAACTTAATGAATCCAATTCTCGGCTGAAAGGATTCCAAGAGAAAATTGATTACTATAATGAAAACAGAGAGGCTATTGAGAATTACAATGATTTGGTACGAGAAATAAAAATCAAGAACAAAACCACACAAAACCTAGAAAACGCTTTGGAGGTGTGTGATACGGAGATATTGAATCTCTATAAAACCCATGGTTCATTAGAGCAGAGTCTAGTAAATATCAATCAACAAAAAGAAGACCTTGAAGGTCTTAGAGAGGAGTACTCAACTTATGGTCTTTTTATGCGCTGTTTTCATTCTAACGGGATCGCTTTCGATCTTATCAAGTTGGGCTTGCCTGTCATTAATAATGAAGTTTCTAAGGTTTTAGCAAATATTGTTGACTTCAAGGTATACTTTGAGACAGAGGATAACAAGCTCGATATCTTCTTACAACACCCTAAACATGGACCACGACCACTGGAGAATGGCTCGGGAGCAGAAAAGACTTTAGCAGCCATGGCAATCCGCATTGCTTTGATGTCAGTAAGTAATATGCCAAAATGTAATCTTATGATTTTGGATGAACCAGGATCAGCTTTAGACGAAGAGCACTTAGAAAGTTTTACACAAATCCTAGAAATGCTTAAAAATTATTTTGATGTGTGTATACTAATTACACATATAGAGTCATTAAAAGATATTGTTGATACAACAATTGACATTACTAAAAAAGATGGTTTCGCTAATATAAACATTTAGAGAACTATTTAGGAAACGCGGAGGACGAAATGATGGAAGCAGTAAAGGGAATAATCGACAAGCGATTAGAAAAGTACCTTTCCAGGAAATTGCTAGTGTGGTTGACCACAACAGGGCTTCTTTTAGCCGATAAGGTCACTAATGAACAATGGGTTGCTATTGCTCTTGCATACGTAGGTATACAAGGCTTTGCTGACATTGCCATTAAGTGGAAATCGGGTAAATAATGACTTGGATAACTTCAAAATTATTTCTTAAAAAAACTTGGACTTGGTTGAAAAACTATTGGTACGTTCCAGTACTAGCAATTTATACAATTGTAGTCTACGTTGTCTCGCGCAAAAATACAGGGACACTAAAAAATGTATTCGAAACTAGAAAAGATTCGTATGAAAAACAAATTAAAATTCTCAATGATTCTCACAAGGAAGAACTTGAAAAGAAAGAAGAACTCATTCGCCAATACCACGATACGGTTGAAAGACTGGACCATGAATATAAAAAGCAAAAGCTAGAACTTAAAGACTGGGAAAGAAAAAAGGTCAAAAAGATTGTCGAAGAAACTCATAATGATCCATCTGCTCGCGTCAAGAAGATTTCGGAAGAATTCGGTTTTGAATTGGTAGAAGTTCTAGAGGAAAAAGATGAAAGTAAAAATACTGCCTTTATTCTTAAGTATTAATCTAATCGCAGCCCCTTTATACGCCAATACTTCAGAAGAAAAGCCAAAGATATCAGAGATCAGAAAAGGACAAAAAGCTCCATTTGATGGTATATTATATAACTATACTGCTGATGCCCAGATGTCTGCGTCTCGTGAGAGGGAAGAATTAGAATGTGGAATGAATACAAGTTACCTTCTCAATAAAGAGAAGGCTAAATGTGATTTAGCTGTTAATTCAGCTAAGGTATCATTAGATGCAACCCAGAAAAAGTACGAAGCTATTATGAAGATCAAGGATAATGAGATTGATCGTTTGACAAAAATTGCACTGGATAATCCAAACTCCTACAACAGTCTGTACTTCTCGGGAGGAATTGTTGCAGGTGTTAGTCTATCTATACTTATTTTTTATGCTGCTGTACAGATTGAAAGATGAAACCGAAAAAAGATTTAAACTACATAGCTAAAGTCGAAAAGGCAATTGCAGAAAAGTATGGTGAAGAAGCCACTCAAAACCCTGCTGCTTTTTGGGACGAAGAAAAAGAAAAAGATTACCTAGAACAGATAAAAGATATCGCTCTTCAAGAGGAGCGAAAAGAACAATACACCGATAAGGTAGAAACAGACGGTTTTTTTATAAGCAAGAAACTATTTAATAAAGAGACAAACAGGATTTGTCCGCAGTGTGAAGATTATTCCTTCAGTGCAAAAGACGATGTTTATATGAATAAATACGAATGTTGTTTTAATTGCTACGTAGAGTACGTTGAGGGACGAGAGAAACGCTGGAAAACAGGTTGGAGACCGGAAAATGGCAAAAGAAAAAAATCTACTTGATATTATTAGGGGAATTTCACAAGCAGCATCAGCAGCTTATGATGGAACCGACTCGGACGGAGAGCGTATCAAAGCTGGGCTGAAGAGAGAAGAGGGTGATTTCATTACCGATAAGCGCATCATGGACGGTTTCGGAGTGAAGTTTTATGGCGACAAGTTGTGTATCAAATATCATGGCGAAGTTAACATGAAAAAAGTCCACAGTAATGGCCCAGATAAATTTGAGAAAGAAATTGAAGCTCAGTTCAATGAAATCGCAAAGTTCATCAAAAAAGAATATAAAAAAGTTACCGGTGAAACTCTAAGTTTGACTCCACTAGGAGATGCTGATTCAATTATTCAGCGTATGTCTAGTATTCGTAATTGGGTTCAATCCTCGAAGCATTATCAGATCGGTGGCCTAAAGGGTGTCGATCAGGTAGCCCCAAAGGAAGAGCGTAGTGTAGAAAAAAGTATTCGAGATTTTCTATCCCTATCAAGCAAGAACAACCCAAAGAACGTAACACGAAAAAATGATTAATGAAATACAAATTAACCAAAGAGGACATCAAAAAAGAACTCATTAAATGCGGTCGCGACCCGGTTTATTTCATTAATAATTACGTAAGAATCTCTCACCCAATGAAGGGGTTGATTCCCTTTAAGCTATTCCCCTTTCAGGAAGATGTGGTCAGAGACTTTAGAGACTATCGATATAATATTATTTTGAAGGCTCGTCAGCTTGGCATTTCCACCTCAATGGCTGGTTATGTTACATGGCTTATGCTCTTTCAGAGGAACAAGAACGTTGTCGTTATGGCGACCAAACTTGGCACAGCCGCAAACTTAGTCAAGAAAGTTAAATTAGCGATGAAGTCGATACCTGATTGGATGATGATTTCTAAGATTAGTGTCGATAATAGAAACTCTTTTGAACTCGATAACGGCTCACAAGTGAAAGCGATTTCAACATCTGGTGATGCTGGTCGTTCAGAGGCACTTTCTTTATTGGTTGTTGACGAAGCAGCATTCGTAGAGAATATGGAAGAATTATGGGCAGGTTTGTTACCTACTTTGTCAACTGGTGGTAATTGTATCATTGCTTCAACGCCTCGTGGTGTTGGTAATATGTTTCACAAATTGTACAGTGAAGCAGAACAGGAGATGAACGATTTCAATCCTATCAAATTGCCCTGGGATATACATCCTGATCGCGATCAAGAATGGTTTGATAAAGAATGTCGCAACATGTCCAGAAGAGAGGTGGCTCAAGAGCTTGAGTGCAGCTTCAATATGTCGGGTGATACTTTGCTATCTGGTGAAGATCTAAAAGAAATGACCGAAAAAGTCTCCGATCCAAAATATAAAACTGGGTTCGACAGAAACTTGTGGATCTGGAAAACATACGACCCAGGCAGAAAATATTTCTTAATCGCTGACGTTGCTCGTGGGGACGGTGCGGATAGTTCTGTATTTCACATCATAGATAGTGATTCAATGGAACAGGTGGCTGAATACAGAGGCAAGATCCCCATTGATATGTTTGCTCCCCTTATTTATGAAACCAGTAAAGAATACGGTGGGTGTCTTACTGTGGTAGAGAATAATTCCATTGGTATGTCAGTATTAGATAAGTTAAGAGATATGCGTCACCCAAACCTTTATTATTCAAGAAAAGTCTCTCACGAATACGTTGATCAGTATGTCGCAGAACATCAAGCTTCGGCCACTCCCGGCTTTTCAACCACGGTAAAAACGCGCCCGTTGGTCGTCGCCAAATTGGAAGAACTAATTAGAAATAAGGTGTTGAAGATTAATTCGGCTAGATTG